GCACATAGAACTTGTAACAGTTCATCGTGCGCTATGTGCCTTGCTTTCCTCAAGCCAGGAAGCATCAAAGGCGACGATGAATATGTTAAGAAAGTATTTGCGATTGGCGACACGACTGACCATGCGGTACAGACAAAAGTTCTCGCAGGTTATGGAGTTAAGTCACACTTTAGCTATAATCTTTCTTTTGCTGATATTGATAAGAGTCTTGATGCTGGGAAACCTGTTGTTATTGGTATCCTGCATCGCGGTTCTTTATCTAATCCTACTGGTGGGCACATGTGTGTAGTCATCGGTAAGACTCCAGATGGCAAAGGATATTTTGTCAACGATCCATATGGTTCTCTGAATGATAACTATACTGGTCCCGTAACTAACGGTAAGAAGACCATTTATACCAAAGCAGTTCTTAAGCACCGTTGGTGTCCAGGAGGTAACGATGGGTGGGGAAGGATCTTCGACTGAGTTTAAGAAAAAAATTCTGGAAGAAGTGAAAAAACTCACAAATCACGGTAAACACAAAGAAGCAAGTGAACTATTCGATATATACTTTCCAAATATAGGAGGCAACAATGGCAAGAATTGACTTACACAACTTCTTCAAGTTTTATGACGAGAAGAATCCTAACCACGTCAAAGCAGTTCAGTGGTTAGAAGATAATCTACCAGTTAAGTTCCTTGAGGACAATGTAGATTGGGCAGAGATTTATCGCGGAAAAAAGACTAGTGCTGCACCAGCCGCCGCTCCTGCTGCTGCAGCTCCTGTAACTGGTGGTGATGATGTCCCACAAATGGGCATCAAGTTGATCAAAGAGTTTGAGGGATGTCATCTCAAGGCATATCCAGATCCTCTGACTGGAAATCTTCCAATCACAATTGGTTGGGGTTCTACCCGTAAAAAGGATGGTTCTCCATTTAAACTCGGTGATCAAATCACACAACAGGAAGCTGATGAACTGCTGATTAGTCAGTGCAAGAATCAGTTTCTTCCTGCACTTCGTAAAATCCCACATTGGAATGAAATGTCAGATGGAAAAAGAGGCGCTCTGCTCAGCTTTGCTTATAATCTCGGCGCTGGTTTCTACGGTGGCGATAACTTTAATACTATTACTAAACGCCTGAAGAATAAAGAGTGGAACCTAGTTCCTGATGCTCTTTATCTCTATCGCAATCCTGGTTCCAATGTAGAAGCAGGACTTGCTCGTAGAAGAAAAGCAGAAGGGGAATCTTGGAAGAAAGGATAACTAAATAGTTGCAATCATAACTGATTCTTGATCTTAACTGGTCTGAATCTACATAGTCCGAGTCCTCTGTGATTCGGTGAATACTTTACTTTTAAACACACTTCGGTCTGTTTCGTTTAGTACACACTGAGTCATAGAGGATTCTTATGTCTTACGCTACGAGGGCGCTTGCTGTAGCGTCTGCTCTTTTGATGGGAGCACCAACAGCAGTATTAGCACACACTAACTCTATCGGATATGTTGGTGGTGGTAATGGATCAGTCACTTTCTGGTATGGTAACTGGCACCCAGGAACTACCTTTAATGAGGGTACTTTAACTCTACAAGGTATCAACGGAACTAGTTTTTCTCCAACAACAGTCAATTGGACTTTGATTCAACAGACTATGCCAAGTGGTTTGATTCCAGGAACAAACTATTTCACTTCTGATGGAACTCAACTTGTTCCATATGATCCTAATATTCAAGTCTCATATTCTTGGCAGGGTGTAACATTCACTGGTCTTTCTGCTGGTGACTATCAGTTCACTTATAACGCCGCAGGTGCTCCTACAGTTAACTGGATGCCTATGGATAGTGTAATTCTTTCTAGTACAGTTAGTCTTTCATCAGCAGCACTTTCTGGTGATGCTAATCAAAATGGTGTTCTTGACATTTATGAAACTGGTGGAACACCACCAACTCAAGTTTCCACTGCTCCTGGAAATAGTATTGTTACTACATCGACAACTTATGGAACCAGAACTGTGACTGGAAATCCACATAGACACGTAATGGGTACTGATGCGAATGGTAATCAAACAGAAACTCACTATACTGATAGTGCTGTAACAACTATTCCAACAACCACAGTTACCACTACAACAACTCCAGTAACAGTTACAACTTGGTCCGATGGTTCTACTACCACAACAAATGGAACACCAGTTGTAACATCAGTCACAACAGATGATAATGCTGGAACAACTGTTATTACTCAAACTAATATAATTGACTGGGTAAAAACCAGAACTTATGATGTTGCTGCTGTTTCTTCAGTTCAGCACACAGCATCTGAAAGTGATGGAAAACAAAAAGTTAATGCCTATACAACCACTACAACCACAACCACTCCAGTTTATACAAAGGTATATACTGATGGTACTCCTACCGTAGTTACAACTGGTTCTGCAACTGTTGATGTTGGTTATGCCTCTAGAGATTACTTTGGACGTATTGATCAGTTAGAAGTTCTTGATGGAATTAATGATGGTATCAATGGACTTCTGAATCACGAACCAACCGCAGGTAAGCAAAGATTGAGAGTATTTGAGAATAATAGATTCGTTCAGTCTTATAATGCTGATGGATATACTGCCGATTCCAAGATCTTCGGTGGTGGTTTTGAGTTTGATGTAACCAAAGGTTGGACTCTTGGTGGTCAGTATAATAGAGTTAACGTAAACCTCAATGGTGTTGACTCAAGCACCCAACAGAACAAAGATCACTTCGGTGTATTCAGCGAACTCAGAGGTAATACGCTCACTCTGAATACGAATGCTGCGATTGCGAACAGCAACTATAAGTACAATAGAACTGTAGAAGGTGTCTTTAATAATGCTGGTGAAACAACTGGTTCTGAGTGGTGGGTTTCTAATCGTTTATACTGGCATCTTCATAAGTCTGTAAAACCATTTGTTGGATATACCGTTCAGAATGTAAAGAGAAACGCATATACTGAAACTGGTTCTTCAGAATCTGCTAGAAATGTTGGTGAGTTTAATCAAACAACACACGTTGGTGAAGCAGGACTCAAACTGGAAACTCGTTTTGGCGGTAAGAAAAACAATCTCTTTGGTGTCAGTGTAGAAGGTGCTTATGGTACTGATAACTCTTATGGAGTTACTGCAGAAGTGGATTATAAAGAGATGTTAATTGTCGAAGCATCTCACGGTGTGAATAATGGAGTTACCAACAATTCTATTGCTGGAAAAGTTAAATTTAAGTTCTAAAAACCTAAATAAAACAGACTTCATCACACGGACACTGATGGACAAGAAAAAGGAGAATGCTTTGGGGCAAGTTATTCGTATTGCCATCTTAGGATGGTCTGCTGCTCTTCTTATCTAAGATGGACCCAACTTTTATTGCGACCGTCTTTACTGCATCTGCTGCTACTTTTGGTATTAATACAATGAAGAAGGGTGGTGATGAAGAAGATGAAAAAAAAGAAGAACCACGTAGAGAAGAAGTTGTAGAATCTCTACCAGAACCACCTGCTCCAGAAACTCTTGAGGCAAGAGTAGAAGCACTGGAAACAAAGGTTGATGAGGGTGAAGGTTTTGTAACCCCACGCACAGGAGCATAATGTCTAAGTCACCAAATAAAGGTAAGAAAAGTTCTGCTGGAGGTCAAAAGAACTCCAAACAGAATCAGGGAAACGCAACTGCCAAAAAGGCAAAGAACGGCGGAAAGAAAAAGTAAATCATGAGGTATTATGCCGCGAGAGTGGAACACTCCAAAGAGGGAGTGTTGGAATGCTCCGATACATCAGATTCTCAAAGCAATAGATAATCACACCCGTATCTGGATGGATACGGGTGACTATTGGCATGAAGAACAGGCCCAGATCTTGAGAAATTATGTAAAAGACTTGAAAGTCTGGATTCATAAACAAGAAGGATGGTGGGATGAATGAAAAAAATCCTCACAGTGCTTGGGTTATTATCAACTTTTACGCTTCCAGTTAATGCCGAAAAAATCTTAAAGAATCAACCAACAGTTCCTGCATACAGTGCCGCAGCAATGGGTTGTATGATACTCAGAGAATGTACAGAAGGAGTCGAACAACTTACACCAGATTCCACTGTACTTTTAGATCCATCTTTTGATCCATTCAGAGAAGAAATTAAAATCATTTTAACAGCTCTGAACAAAGTTAACGTTCCAGTATATGTTGGGCAAAGTAGATATTTTACTCCCAGAACAGTCGGACTTTATAAACCAAAATATAATCGTTTCTTTGTGAATGAAGAACTTCTAAGAGATCCCAGAGAGTTCTTAGGAACGATGAGGCATGAAGGATGGCACGTTGTTCAGGATTGTATGGGTGGTGGAATCGAAACATCTTTCATGGCACAAGTACACCAAGATTCTGAGATTCCATCTTGGGTAATGAAATCTACTAGACTTGCATATGAATCAATGATGCAAAGTCGTGCTGTGCCATGGGAAGCGGATGCTAATTGGGCAGAAGAGCAGGCAAATGTAACTGCACAAAAGTTAGAAATGTGTTCCAAAGGTCCATTATGGGAACAAATTCGCCCAACTCCAATGACAATGGAATGGTTGATTGGATGTGGATGGATGAAACCACAAGAAGGTTATAAGGAATACACTCCAAATAAAAAATCTGATTATTGTGTAGAAGGTAAGTATTGATGGATAAATTTCCTTATGGTGTTGTAATAATTTTGTCTTGTGGTCTTATCTTTACGGCATATATAATTTACTCGATAATGAAGTTAGCATTTGAGGAGATGAAAGATGAAGAACCTAGCACTCATTCTGTCAGCGACGAGTCTGGCGATTAGTGGAGCACTTTGTTATGGTGCTTATGTAACTTATCAAAAAGCACAGAAGATTCTTGATAATCCAGAAGAGTTTGTTGGCGCTGTTGTAGAGAAGCAGGTCAATAAAGCATTTGAGAAACTACCTATCCCCAAACTAAATACTGGGAGTATTAAGTTTCCTTTCTGATGTCAAATCAAGATCCATACATATATCGTATTCGCTCAATTCATAAAGTAGTCGATGGAGATACTATTGACGCTGATATTGATT